TGTTTCACCGGCCTTGATGAGACAGCGGGTGTAAAGGTCATATATCTGATGCTTCCGGCGTTCACCGTCATAATTGACAACGGCCCTTTCCATCAAGTGGAAAGCCTTTACCGGATAAAGTTCGAAGTTGAGGTACGCGGCATCTGACAGATAACCGCCGTTATCGGGGTCATTCTCCAAAGCGATATCGTAAAGCGCCAGTTTTTCTGCGTGGGTGATGCCTTTCTTGTTCTTAGCCATTTCGGAATACCACTGGCCTCTGAATATTTTGAGCGTTTTCATGGCCACCGCTATGATGATGGCGCACACGAGGATTATCACTATTGGGGGAAGAGAAACGGGTGTTAATATACCGCCCGCCGATGCTCCCATTACGGCCCAAAGGGGCGCCGCAGTGTGAACTTCGCGCAAAGGGAAGAAGAAACAGGCACAAACGGCACATGCCGCGAGAAGGCCGAATATAATCGGGTCATAGGAAATGCTCGAGAAGAGAGAAACGATCAGGATGTAGCCAATCACCCCGACTTCAACAATGATTTCAAGGTGATCGTTGTGGACCCGATGAGAACGTTTATTCTCATCCGTAGCAGACAGGGTAATTGTGTCAGTTTCGGGGAGTTCTTTGGCGTAAGAGTTCAAACCCCATCCCGCGATAGGTTTCTGCCGGATAAGCTCAACGGCCGCGCGGTACAAGCCGATTCTGCCAAGGAAAGACTTTTCAACGTGGTGAGGCCATTTACAGTAGATGAGAAAAGCGACGACGAAAGCGACCGCCGACAGCCAGATTCCTATCTGCCAATGACCGGAGGCGTAGGTCACGGCCACCGTTCCCGCCAGCGCCGCCAGGATTGCACCCTTGCACTTCGAAGTGATAAGCGCGGCCGCTACAAGAGCAACGAAGGGAAAAAGCCACAGGGACAGGTTGAACGCAAGCCACAGACCAGCAAACAGGCCGCCGAGCATGAATGCCCCGGTATGGTTGCCATTGTTGAAGGCATAATAGGCCGTTTCTGGATGCCATTGCTTTTTAACCACAATGGAGTACATCTGGAAGGTTGCAAACAGGACACAGACGAAGAAAATGCACAGTGCGATAAAGGCCAAAGGGACAGTTCGGGCCGCACAGAAGAGGACGAGATAAGACAGCCAGTTAAACAGCTCAAAAGTGCTTTTGTGCGTATTTGACCAGACAAGGGACGAACACAGCCACGCCGCCAGACACCCGACGATCAGCGTAATATTATCCATCGGGATTCCTGAGCCCGTGATGACCGCATAAGCAGCATACACACAGGACATCAGCACGAAGAGGATGGAACGCCCCCCCAGGTGTTGTTGGGCTACCCAAAAAGGCAACCCAACAACGCAGAGGAGGAGATATATTGAGGCGACGGTCATGCTATTTCCCGTTCGCCCACACTACGAGAGCATTGACGGCGGCGACGATGGAAGCCGCCTGTGCGGCCGTGGTGAAACCATATCCCTGGAGACTGGCGGCGGTTGTCGCACATTCCAGGGCGCCCAACTGCGCCTTGATGCCGAAGTTGATTACACAGGTGTTTGTGGTAACGTACCTGTAGACGTAGCCGACGAGGGAGTTGGATGTCTCGGTCAGGGTGAATGTGTCGTCGTCGCTCATGTAGACGGGCTTTCCAACATCGGTAATGGCGACACTGGTGATGGTGACTTGCTGGAGGCCTTCGGTAATGACGTCGACGCTCTTATCTCCCGCGTCGCCGGAGCCGTTGTCTACTTTCGCGTCGGCAAAACCACGGAAAGGATCGCCCGCGGTCAGCGGCCTTACATAGCCGGAATTGTCGCCCAAGGCCGCACCCTTGTAAATCAGTGCGCTTGCGGCACACGGAAGGGTGTTGATGGGGCCTATCTCAAAAATTCTGCTTGCATCTGCGGAGAGTGCACACATGATTATTTACCCCCTTTGTTGTAAATCTTGACGAGGCCTTTCTGGTCCGCCTCGGTGTAGGCCTTGTAAGCCTCGAAGCTGCCGCCGTACTCTGCGCGAAGGTTGGCGTCTCTATCCCACACGGCTTTCATCTGCTCGTCGGACATGGGGCCGTCGGTCTTCTCGACCTGGTTCGGGGCGTCCTTGGCTGCATCAACCGCGGGGACTGCGGGAGGAGCGTCTACCTTGAACTCTGCCAGCTTTGTTTCCCTTAGTGTCTTTTCCGCGCCTAGAATCTTCACGGCTGCCTGCTCGGGAGTCGTGGTGCCATCCCATTTCATCTGGGATACAAGGGCTTCGTGACCAGGAAGAGCGCCGTCCTCGATGCCCTTGATTCTTGCCCTTTCCTTTTCGGCTCCGGACTTGAAACCATCCTCAGTGCCTTTTGCGAGGCCTTCGGTATAGCCGGCGGTGTGGCCTTCCTTAAGAATGGCCGCGTGAATGTCGGGGTATGCCTGTTTCAGTGTTTCAACTGTGAGATCCATTGTGTATCCTCCTTTCGATGGATTCTTTGATTTGCTCCTGTAAGAGCATGTTGCGCCCGCCCCGTGACAGACGGGATATGAGGTTGTCGAGTGTAGAAACACCGTCTACAAGGCCCGATTCTATTGCTTGCTGGCCGATGAAGACTTTGCCCTCTGCCCAGGAGATAGCACCGTCCTCCGGGATCTGGAGTTTTTCAGGTCTGCATCTGGCCACCGTGTTGGCGAAGATCGAATAGAAATAGTCAACGTGGTCCTGCATGTACTCTTTGCCCTCTTCCGAGAGAGGTTCGTATTCTGTCGCGATGCGTTTATATTTGCCCGCGTAAATCTCCGTGGTCTTAATGCCGGCCTTCTCTTCCCACTTCGAATAGTCAACGTGAGTTGCTACGACACCGATGGAACCCACCTGTGCCGTCTGGCCGTTAATGTAGATACGGTCCGCGGCTGCGCCTATCCAGTAAGCGGCTGACGCCATGAGGCCATCACAATAGGCAACGATTGGCTTTTCATCCTGCTGACGGGCTTCGAAAATAGCGTTTGCCAGTTCTTCGGTACCGTCTACGGTCCCGCCGGGGGAATCAATGACCAAGATGATGGCCTTAACTTCGGGGTCGACGAAAGCCTGCTCAAGGTCCCTTTTGGCTATTTGGGTGGACACGCCGCCCGATATCTTTGTGAACAGGTTCATCCGCTTGGCAATGACACCGTTAATCTCGATGAGCGCCACACCGTCAACGACCTGATACGGTTTCTGCTCATTGGCAAGGGGTCTGCCTAGTTGAGCTTCAATGCCCTCAAGGTCGATTTTGGGGCCGCGAAGATGGGTATAGTAGATTTCCTGTATTTCTCTAAGTTTCGCGGGGATGATCGCCCACGGGGATGTCAAAACATCAAGCACCTTCAAGATCGTTACCTCCCTGTCCGGCTTCATCTTCTTCCTTCGCCGGTACCGGCTGCGACGTTTTCGGGTCGATATCGGGATTGATGCCGGCCGCCATCATTTGCGCCCGTTCCTTCTTCACTTGAGCGATGACGCTATCCCAATCCCCGCCAAGCGCCGCAACTTCCTGCGCCCGGGTTGTGAGGCTTAATGCAAGGCGTTTCTCTGCCGCGCTGACTTCCTTCACGGGGTCGATCTGACCTTGCGCGGGTCCTACCCATTCGGCGGCTGAATATGCTTTCCTGATAAGAGGATTATTGAAGAAACCGGGGGCAGTTATCCTTCCTGACGCGATGGCCTCGTACAGCCACACCTCATAGACTTGCTGACAAAAATTAATGGCAAGCCACTGCCGGCGGGCGTTGAAAAATTTCCACGCTTCGAGGAGGGCCGACCGGGCCGCTGAGTAGGACGCGGTAAAGTGTTTGATGAGGATTTCGAAGGGTAATTCCAGCGCCACACCGATCTGACGAAGTATCGCCTGCACAAAAGGATCAAAGGCGGTATTGGGGCGCTGTGGGTTGACCGTAGTGATATCTTCGCCCTTGGCAAGATCGATAATGGACCCGTAGCCAAGTTTAATATCCTTGTCCCCTGCTTTCGCACCTGTCTCAGCGCCCATTTCCGCGATGTCGAAATCGCTTTCCCCTGATTCGGTCTTGATAAACACGGTCAACATGGATGAAATGACAGCCGCCATGAGTTCCGATTCGCTGTAACGGCCAAGTTGTTTCAGGGACTCGATGACGGGAGTAAGGTACGGGATACCCCGCGTCTGCCCCGGCCTGAGAACGCGAAATAGGTGTATGATGTTGCGTAGGCCGGTTTTGCTCCCGTAGGCCTGTATAACCTTCCATTCCATCGTCTTCATTGACAGCGTGGTGTAGGGGAACTGATTGCAGACGTGGTAAGCGACGGGGGCGCCGTACTCATCTTTTTCGATACCCATAAAAAGGGTGTCGGTATTCGCTTCGTTGTTCTGGTTGCTCACCCGATCAGCTTCAACGAGCTGGAGCTTGAGGTCGTATGGACCGCCGCGCCTGATGCGGGGAAGGTTGATAAAGACCTCTCCATTCTCAAGGGATTGCCGAAAAGCGAGCTCGGTGAGTGCGGCCCCGTTAAGGGTCCTGGAGGCGTCGACCTCGTTTGTATCCCAAAAAAGAGACCATTCGGATTCGACCTTTGATTCCCAGGTGTCGGCCTGTTCGTCGGACAGGTTCAAGATACTCCTGTCGACTCGGGCTTGAAGAGCAAGGCCTGATCCCACGACGTTGGTGCACACGGTGTTGATGGCGCCGGTTGCGATGGGGATGTTCCGGATCATGTCACGACTGCGCTGCCGCATCGTGTCAAGGTCGAATTGGAGCGTTGAGTTGGGGTCACTATCCTGGGGTTTCCATTCGGACAGGGAACGGCGGGATGTTGAGGCTCCAAAGTACATCTGAGAAAGGGCAAGGGCGAAGCGGGAACGGAGGCGACGGGCGCCCCAGTTTGGATTGAGGAAATTCACGGCGCGGTCAATGAGGTTTTCTTGAACTGTTACGGTTTCCTTGCCTATCTTAGCCTTGAACTTAGCCACAGGGTGTCCCTCCACGTATGCGGATACCGCCACGGGAAAGACGCTTCACTTCGGCGTCGAGCGTCATCATCTGCTTGTAAAGCTCTTCCGATTTGCTCCTGCGATTACTGTTTCCACCACCTGTCTTGTACTCCTCTGACTGCAAGGATTTAAGCCATGCGGCACGAACAGCCGTGTAGTCTGCCTGTACATCAGATAAAGTTCTTCCTGCCATGAGAACAGGATATAAGAGGGGCTATGCCTTTGTCGTACGCAAAACAGTACGATTTGGACAATCCGGACACTATTTTTCTGGAGGTTATTTTCTTGTAATGCCTTGGCTGATAGTCTTTCGCGCTGATTTAGGAGGGGTAAAAGGGTTACTTTCGACTATCTTTTTTACGACGGACGCCCGGTACACCCTCAGCACACCCGCTATCTTGATACAATCAAGCTCCCCGACCTCGCACCAGTGGTAAACAGTACTCTTCGAAACAGTAAAGAAGCGGGCCACTTCGCCAGGGGTGAGGTAGGTTTTTTCGGGCAGATCAGGGATTTTCATATCTCTACACCGGACGACCTTACGCGGCGCCCTTCTTTTTGCTTACCCTGGGGCGATGCCGCCATAAACCCTATCCCGCACATGTGGGCCGCCGCCGCAGCATAGACCGAACAGTCCCAGGCTTCATTCCGAGGAAACCCGCTCTTTTTCTGCCATTCCTCCGTTGTCTTGCGCGATTTCTTAGCCCTGATTGTCACCCGGTGCTCTGACTGCATCTGTTCGGCATATCGCTGCGTGATGTCGGAATGGACGTGCCACAGAACGGGCTTGTCCTTCTCGGGGCTCATGCGGCGGGCGATGTAATTCTTCCAGTAGAACGTGTCGAGGATCCAAAGGGTAAGGCCCCCCGGGATCCTCTTGCCGTTCGGGTAATAGTCCAGCTTCGAAGGATAGTAAGGGGCCTTGCAGTTGACGGCGCCCTTGATCGGCCTGAGCACCTGGGGGTGAGTCCGCACGAAATCATAGACCTCATCAGTGCGGTACCCGGTGTCGATATTGCACAGCCTGACTTTCATCATCCTCCCGGTTCCCATTTGCTCGTACTGAGCGCCCAATATCATGGCGGCCACATCCTCGAAGGTCTCAACTTCCCCTTCCCTGATCATCCATGATTCCGTATTCCGCGCCGTGGCCTGTATCACGTACTGGAAATAGGCTTTCTGGACATCAACGCCCGCGGTCAGCATTATCGCTTCCCGGGGGACTTCTCCCTCGTGCCGGTTATCTTTGAGCCTGAGAATGTTTGCCGTCGCCTGTTCAGGGATAAATTCTATCCACGGTTCGGCCATCCACGAGTTTTTGAAGTTCATCAGCTTTTCGGGGATGTCTTTCGACTTCACGAACTCGGCGGCCACTTCGCCAAAGGTGAACCACGGGGTATGAAGGCGGTTAAACATGAAACCGACGCTCTTCGGCCTTACCTTCTCGATGCACTCGGGGAAGCTCAGGCCGGTGATCAGGTCGTACCATTCGCCGCGGCGGATCAGTTCCATGCGCTGGTCCTCGTGGATGGCGCCGGTGCACTTCTCGCATTCGTACCATGCCGCCAGTTCAACCGCCTTCGGGTTGTGGTCCTCACCGAACTTCACCTGCTCAAAGCGGATTTCCTGCTTGTGGCCGCAATGAGGGCAAGCGATGTGATAACGAAAGCGGGCTTCTGCCCCCTCCTCCTGCTTGCAGATATAACCCTCTGTCGTTGTCGGGGTAGACACATAGCCGATCTTGCGGGTGTTCTTGAACGTGTTGGTCCTTTCCTTCCCGAGAGCAAGAGGTGAGGCCTCCTTACCGGAGAATATGGGATATTTGTCAACCTCATCGAAGAGTACGTTTCTTACGGGACGCGAGGCGAGGGAAGAAGGGGACCCGGCCCACCCGAAGTAGACCGTCATGGATTTGAATATCTTTTTCTTCTTTGTACTGTCGTCCTCGGTACTCTTGATCTCTCCGAGCCCGTCACACGATTTAATCATATCGTCGATGCGCTCCTGGGACATCTCGTCCGCCAGGTCTTCATTCGGTTCAACGACAAGGGTGTTTCCGGGATCCTGCATCACAAAGTAGCCTATGGCATTGATAAGACCCTCGGACCCGCCGCACTGTGTTGGTTTTCTGAGGCTTATTTCTTCAATGCAATCGATGGCAAAAGAATCTTGATAGCGACGGATGATGGGGTTAAAAGAGGTCTCCCAGGGGCCGCGCTTTTCAGCCTTGTACGTCAGGATCCGGTATTTGTCGGCCCACGCTGAGACGGTAAGGTCCTCAGGGGGGGTGAAGGCCTCCCGTTCTTCCGGCCAAAAAGGCTTTGCTGATTTACCTGCCATGTTTGAAAGGTCCTGTTTTCTGGCTGTAGTTTTTCAACAGTGTCATTACAAACCGCTTTACGATATCTTTTTCCTTCGATCCGGCCGGCATCCTGCGGGTAAGGGATAGAAGATCACTTTTCAGCACATGCGCACGTCTGACAAGCTCGTTGACAACCTCATCGCGGGGAATCCACAAGCCTTTCTCCTGTTCCAGCTTGAACTGCTTCGTCTCAAGCTCGACCTGTTTGATATCGTCCTCGGTCCTGGACCGGGGCGTGGTCTTCTGTAGAGCTTTCTGAACGGCCGCTTGCTCTTTCCATGCGTAATAGGCCCAGATGGTTTCAAGAAGGTCGTACTTTGCCCCTTTTGTGGCGCCTTCGGGCTTTGGAAGGGTCCCGTCAGAAATAAGCTGCTGAACCCGGCGAGAGGTGAGCTTGAGCGCCTGGCAGATCCTTTGCAAGGAAACACGGGGCTTGTCGTCGCTCATTCGGTTATCCCGCCCCAATCGTCAAGGGCCTTCTCTGCCTCGGCGGCATTTTCCATGACGGCCACGGCCACGATCTGAAAGGCCCACTGCTCGATGTTCGTCGGGACCTTCTCCCGCTGCACATTGACAGTGATATTCCACGAGCCGTCCTTCTCGTTCAGCTTAAGGCCCGTCACCTGGCCGATGGTAACGGCCTTCCTGAGCGGTGGAAGCGGTGTGTTGTTTTGCTTCTTAGCCATGTAACCCCCTGAAAATCCTATTGAAGCGAAGCGACCTAGAAAAAAAGTTCATAAGCGGCCGCACATCGAGGCTTTCGCAAC